TGATGGTAACTGGTACATGGATAAACTTGCTCAAAAACAGCAATTTTCTTTGGGTAATATCACAACTACAAATTATACTGGCGTTGTTGATTCGGTAGAAGGATCTATCATAGGTACACAAGTAGTTAGTGTAAGTCTTCAAGAAAAGAAACTTGCAGGTCCTCCACAGCACAGTCATTTTCTACTTCATTCTGAAGCACCACAAGAAATTGGTATGCCACAGGCAACTTCTGGTGATAGATTTGTTGTTTCTTATAAACAATCACAAGGTAAAGTTAGTACATTTAATCCTCCATCTGGTCAACAATATCAACACGGACATAGTTTATCAAAAGCACCAATATTAGATTCTAGTGTTGGTACATATGATATCTACAACTGGCAAGGTGGCGATGAGCAGTCTGGATCTATCAAAGAAGAAGGTTATTACTATGCTTCTGGTGGTGCTGGCGCAGGTTCATTCATTGAACAGACAGGATATGGAACTCCAACATTTAACTCATTTACTAGTGGTAGTTTGATTGGTGGTAGAACAATTATTGTAGGTGGAGTTGCAATTTATGATACAACAGAAATAGAATATGAAGTCGCTGGTTCATACAACGTAACAGTTCCTGCTGATATAGATCAGGCTGAGATTACTTTAGTAGGTGGTGGTGGATCTGGTGCTGTATATTCTAATGACGGTAATAATGGTGGTTTTTCAAGATTTGATATTGCAAGTGGTGGTTCTATACTTAGAATAAATTGTGGTGGTGGATCAAAAGGTGGATCTGCTAGTTCAAGCGAAGGTGGAACTGGCGGTGCAACAGGATCAAATACTGTCACAGGATCTGCAGCTGCTACCACCACTATTGTTGGTCAAGGTGGTGGTAGTGGTTACGACGGTGGTGATGGTGGTGACGGACCTTATTGGAAGAAAAATTTAGAAAATCCAAGTGCTACTCCATCTGGTGCAAATGGAACACCAGGTACAAACCCATCAGGTAGAAATGGAACTGAAGGAAAATCTAGAATTATTAACGACACAGGAAATGTAGTATTTGATTTTCCATACAGTACAAGTAATCAAAATTGGACAAGTCAAGTATCAAATTCTAACTATGAGATAATTTCAATTAGTGTAGAACTTTGGGGTGCTGGTGGTAGAAACTGTGGTAATTACCTAGGAAATGGATGTGCTGCTAATAGAGGAGAGGGTGGTAAAGGTCAATACATGAAATTTAAACTAGGTAACAACGGAGTAGGTATTGGATATAGAATACAAACAGGTGAAGCAGGAAGAAACTGGAATGGATCTGCTGTACAACCTAGTGGTAGTGGTAAAGGTGGTATAGCAGGTGAAGGATATGGTGGCAATAACGGTGGCGGTGGCGGTGCTGCTACAACTATGAGAGCAGTTTCTGGTAATGTAGTTATCGCTGGTGCTGCTGGTGGTGGCGGTGGCGGTGGATTTGGAGAAGGAGTTTGTGGACAAAATGGAAGAGCAAATCCAAATCCTGGTAATACTGTTCAAGAAACTACTGCTACTTTATTCTCTGGTAATGGTGCAACTGGTGGTCGCTATGGTTGTACTGGTGGTGGAGGAGGAGGTGGAGGCGGTGGTGTCGCCCAATCAGGTTTCACTGCTGGTGGACAAGCTGGTGCTGGTGGCGGTGGATCAGGTGGTCACGAACAAGGATATGGTGGTTATCGTGGAATATCCTCTGTAAGAACTGATTATATTAGTGAAGTTACTTCTCAGAGTACATCTCATCCTGATGGAACAGATGGTAAAGCAAAAATTACTGTTAATGAGGAAAGAGGATACTGGACTTCTGGTGGAGGTGGCGGTGGATCAGGTGGATACATCAAAGTACAAGTTCCATCTAGTGCATTCGCAGGACAATCAAGTGTTGCACTTACTGTTGGTGAGGGAGGTTCTGGAGTATCACAAGGTGGAACATCTAGTGCCAGTGCTCCAGATGGAGCAGCGTTAATAGCGTGGCAAGTTATTACAGGTTATGAGGGTGGTACAGAATCAGTGACCACTGGTGATGTATTCATTGCAGGATCAGGTAATGCTGATAATGGTGTAAACTTCTTTGCAGGTGGTAGTGGATCAGGTGTTGATGGTGGATTTAGATTACCAACTACACAAGTTCCAGAAGTTGTGTTTGAAGGTGGTGGTGGTGGATCTGGTGCGACTGCAACTGCTACAGTTGTTAATAATAGAGTTGATAGTCTTACATTAACAAATCCTGGCAGTGGATATACAGCAGCACCTAGAGTTCGTATTTTAGGTGGTGCTGGCATTCAAAATCATGCTACTGTTGGATTTGATGCTACTACTGGTACATTAGAAGGTTTAACTTTACAGAGCAGCAGTGAACCAACATATTATCTAAAATTTGGTGGAACTCAAAATGATAGATTTGTTACTATGGATACTGTAGATGCTACTGATTTTCAACGTGTTAGTTGCAAAGTTGCTAGAGGTAATAACATCAATGGTGGTGAATTACCAGAACAAGGTGGTGATGAGTTATTATTATATTACAATACTGATGAGAGTTTAAATTTCCCATCTAGTGGTTTCCTTGGCACAATGGTTCCTTTACCAACAACTCAAGAAATTGATAATAATTATGATGGTGACGGTACTGGAAACAATGCAACCAACTGGTATACTTATAGTATTGATCTTCCAGAGGATGCACAAACAGAAAATGTAAGATTTTCTATTAGACAGAACAGAGCAGCTGCTACTGGTGGTAATGATAATGCTGCTAATACAGATAATTATGGTCTTTTAGAAGTTACATTTGAAAATAGACAAACGACTGAACTAGTATTTGTGGCATCTGAGGGTAAGATTGCAGTTATCAATGACAGTCAGACATATAGTGTAGGAGGTCCTGTCAATTCAACATATCCTTCTGGTATTTTTGCTAACGATTCTACCCTTACTTTACAATCAGCAACTCCACTAGTTCCCGTTGCTGCATTAGATCCTGATCAAGTTATCCCGTTAATAGAACCGTACATGCTTGTCAAGTATCTAATCAAAGCGTTCTAAATACACTTAGTAAATAGTATAATTATTTCTCATGGGACAACCAACAGACCCTATTGTGATTTTAGAGTTAAATCTTCTTGATCGTACTATAAATTATAGGAACATCATGAAGACAGTTCCTGATCAGTATTGGGATGATTCTGTTAAACCCAAGTTATACCCATTATGGGACACTGAAAAGGATCGTTTAATCACATTCAGATATTATGACAATGCATCATTTCACTGCACCAGAAGAAAATTCATAAAGAACTTTACCACTAACACATATGAGTGGAAAGATTATGAAATGTCAGAAAATGATGTAGAAGCTGCTGCACAATTTTATGACTTTTTAAAAGAGACATTTCTCAATATTGAACAACTACAAAATGCAGAGTTCCAAGAAGAATTGGGACGTATGTATGGTGAAGTTAGATCTGAGAGTTGGTTATCTATTAGATTAGCACGTAATTTTCTTCTACAAGAGACAGATTTCATATTCACTGTTAGTGATGCACCATCGATCGATGCTGATAAGAAAGAAATGTATAAGACATATCGTCAGAAATTAAGAGATATACCACAGGTTTTTAAAGATAACGCACCAACAGAAGTAAAATTCCCAATATCACCTGAGGGATTTAACGCAGTATACAAAGTAAACAATCCTGATGCTGTATATCTTGAAACTGAAGAACAATGGATGTCATTGAGTAATTTCTTCTTTACACAATTTAGAGACAAGATGTCACGATATCTTTGTGTTAGAGATATTACTGATAGATTATATAATAATGCATTTATTGAAGCACTTAAAGCTACTCCTGTTTCTCTGAAAGGAGTTGAGTACACAGCATGGGGTAAAGATCATGAAAATCTTGATACTCTTAAAAAATCAGTAGATGATCTTATGGCTAAACTCATAGAGCAGGAGGGAGGATAATGATTACTGTAATTGAAACACTATCAGTATACGATATGGTTAGTAGTCATTGTGTTATGAATAACAAATGTATACTATACTTTGAGAATAATAAATTTCATACCATG